TGGCAGTGATATGAGGAGAATTAAATGAGTACCCTTAAAGCCGATGCGATCACATCGGCCAGTTCAAATACCGATGTTGTAATCACGGGTGCAGGATCAGGCGTCCCTGATATCGAGGCGTCGTTCAAGGTGGGCGGATCAGCCGGGGTTCCCACTGCTTCAATCCAAGACGATGCCGTAACCCTTGCGAAAATGGCAACGGGGGTTGACGGGGTAGTTATCACCTACGATGCGTCAGGCAACCCAGTCCACGTTGGCCCGGGAACTGACGGTCAGGTTTTAACCAGTACCGGCGCTGGCAGTCCACCAGCGTTTGAAGCTGTTAGCGTCAATAATGGCAACTGGTCGGGCACCGACCTCAGTGTTGCCAATGGTGGAACCGGGGCGTCCACATTCGCATCAAACAACGTCCTATTGGGTAATGGGACGAGCGCTCTTCAGGTCGTCGCGCCCTCGACAAGTGGGAACATCCTGACGAGCAACGGAAGTACCTGGCAATCGACGGCAGCAGCCAGTGCTGGGATGACCATGGGAACGGAGGTCGCGACTACTTCCGGTAACAACGTAACATTTGGTAGTATTCCGGCAGGAACTAAGATGATTGTGTTGGGGCTGGACGCCGTGTCAAGCAACAGTAGCGGCATACTAATAGTTCAACTAGGAGATTCTGGAGGACTCGAAACATCCGGCTATCTCTCAGTCGCCTCCAGAGCCATAAACGCCAATGTGTCTTATACTTCAGGCTCCACCGCTCATTTCTCATTGCAGAACTCCAATGACGGTGCGGGTATCACGCATTCCGGTTCAGTAATTTTTACCTTGCAAGATTCCACTAACCATTGCTGGACAATGTTCGGAACCATGTCGTGTCCAGCGTCCAGCAATAGGCAAAATACTTGCGCTGGACGTAAACAGCTATCGGGGGAATTGACACAATTAAAATTCTTTAATGCTAGTGGTAGTTTCAACGCCGGTTCGGTGAACATAACTTATATGTAACTAGGAGAATAATATGTTTCTATCGATCACCGGCGTCACGGCTGATAATAGATTAGCTAAGTATCAGCCATTTGAGATTGAAGCTGATGCCGACACCCATGCAGCGGCTTACAGCGGGTTTGTGGTTCAAGACCCCGGCGGTAATCAGTCTTTATGGACAATCGATGCATCCGCAAAGACAGTCACCCGCGATACCGATGTTGAAGCTGCCGCCGCCACCGCTCTGGCTTGGGAACAAGTGCGCGGTGAGCGCAATAGGTTGTTGACTGAAACGGACTGGTGGGTTTTGCGTGGTTCGATCACTGACGCACAGACCGCCTATCGCACAGCACTTCGCGATCTTCCGGCGAACACGGCTGATCCCTCAAATCCCACATGGCCAGAGGAGCCTAGCTGATGACCTCAACCTTAAAAGCTGACGTTCTCACCAGCAAAACGACCAACGGTGATCTAAGTATTTCCGGCGACGGCTCCGGTGTTCCTGACATCGAGGCCTCGTTCAAGGTTGGTTCCGTAGCCGGTGTTCCGATGGCTAGTATCCGCACAAGTTCTGGAACCGCGAGCAGTTCGACTTTTCTGCGAGGCGATGGAACTTGGAATGCACCAGCGGCTGGCGGCGGTGCTTGGAATATAATCGGCACGGCAGTTGCTAGTGACAGCGCTACAGTGACCGTCACAGGGCTGAATAGCACCTATGACACCTTTGTAATTGCCATTTCGGACATGGTTCCCGCTACAGATGATGCGAACCTTGATTTCCGATTAGGTGACGCAAGTGGGATCGATACGACTTCCGGCGATTATCGATATCACTCCGGCGTAGTTGTAGATAATTCAACCAGCTATGCAGCAACTTCTAGTACCTCAGATTCAGTTATAAGAATAGGCGGAGGCATTGGGAACGCCACTGGGGAAGGGATGGGGGCTATGCTGTATTTAACCCAGCCGGGAGATGCCACTACATTCCCCAAACTTATTGGACACTGGACGTCCATAAGCGCTGAACCAAGAACGAGGGGAGGCACGGTACATGGGCATAGAACAGCGGTTATAACTGTCGACCGCGTACAGGTTCTTATGAACACAGGCAACATAACTTCAGGCCGAATGACAGTATGGGGAATCGCTCATGCCTAGACACCATATGGTTAACGACGCACAGGTCGCCTTCACCCCAGAGGAGGAAGCCGCGCGCGATGCGGAGGAGCAAGCCTGGGCGGATGGCGCAGCAGCCAGAGCAGCAGAAGCGGTTCAGAACAATCGCCGTGGTGCCTACCAAGCAGAGGCTGACACACTCTATTTTGAGGAGCAGGCGGGTGAGGTGTCTGCCGGAACTTGGGCCGCGAAGCGTGCCGAAATTAAATCGAGGTATCCAAAATGAGTACCATTGAATCTGATGCCGTCACAGCCGCAACCGGCACGAACACCAATTTAGCACTAACCGGCAAAGGCACCGGCAAGGTTGCGATTGGTGATGCGTCCTTGCTTTTTCCTGATGCTGATGGATCATCAAGCGGCGATGTCCTCCAAACAAATGGAAGTGGCACCCTCAGTTTCGCAACACCTTCTGGAGGTGCTTGGACTATGATTACACATACTGTGGCAACGGCGGCATCTACTATCTCTTTCACAGGGTTTGATTCGTCAACTTATGGCGCGTACCAAGTGTTTTGGCGATATACCCCTGGCACTGATAATTCGCGGCTTTATTTGAGAACGTCGAGCAATGGTGGAAGCTCATACGATTCCGGTGCTACAGATTATCGATATGCAGGCACGACGACGAACGATAGTAACGCTACGGCTATCGAGTATTCTGCGGGTAATGACCACATAACCTTACAAGGTGCGAACGGTGGAAACGCCTCGGGCGAACACAACATGGGATACCTTTTCATAGTAAACCCCGACGCCGCCGTGAATTGTTATATCAACATTTTCAACGCTAATCAGTGGGACGACGTAAAGATGGCCTACTTTGCCGGTGCTGCCATGCGGGCGAGTGCCGCTGATGTAGATGCTATTCAACTTTACCCCAACAACGGAACTGCTACTGGCGAGTTTACATTTTTGGGAATGAAAAAAGCGTAAAGGATAATTAATTAAAATGTCTAGACATCATATGATCGACGGGGTGGAGGTCGCCTTCACCGCTGCGGAAGAATCCGCGAGAGACGCACAGGAGCAGGCATGGGCCGATGGCGCGGCGGATAGAGCGGCGGAAGCAGTTCAGAATAACCGCCGCAACGCTTATCAAGCTGAAGCTGACCACCTCCATCTAGAAGAAGAGCGCGGCGAGGTAGCGGCAGGAACGTGGGCTGCGAAGGTCGCCGAGATCAAAACAAGGTTTCCCAAATGAGTACCATATCACTTGGCCGGATGAATCGGCTTAACTTTAACTTTAGAGGAATTTTATAATGACAGCCGGAAGCCAAAATGAAATTGAACCGAGACAAGATCATTTTCAAACATTGACTCATACGGTCTTAACCACAAGCGCCACAAGCCAAGTGGCAAAAGCCGCAAATGTGAATAGAAAATATCTTCTCATTCAAAATGATGATGCCAGTGACGCTGCTTATATTAAGGTTGGTGACACAGCAGTCGCCAATCAAGGAATTAAGATTGTTGCTGGTGGCAGCTTCGTAATGTCCAGGCATAATGGAAATCTCTCGACATTAGCTGTAAATGCTATTCAAGGAACTTCGGGCGAAGTTTTGCTTATTACTGAAGGGGTTAACAGAACATCTTAATACCTCTTTTGTTATGTAAGCCTGTAAATTTCACGATATTGCTGTTTCATCGTATTTGGTTTACGCTTAAAGCTATTCCAGATAGACTTTTGGGTACTTGTCTTGGGCGACGAAGACCAAGGCGATAAAAACATCAATGAGGATTCATGATAATAAAATGGATTACTGATCGATCTATTGAACCATCAAGTTGGGCAGCAGCGGCGGCAGCTATTGTTGGTGTATCGGTTCTAATAGATAACTTTTGGATTGCCGTTGCGGGCATTGCAGTTGCAGCCGTCTCTATCGTTCTTAGAGAGCGCGGATTGATTTGACACAGATTGTGATTTTACGTGTGGATGATCGTTCTCGTGGTCGCAACCAAAGTGAGCCTAACTGCGGTATTATTCCGACATGATGCGTCTATCACTACGGATATGATATGGCCTAATAAGGCCGCTTGCGATCTTGTCCGCACAGACCATTTACTTAAATATCCATCTCCTGATAATGCTGATCTGATTTGTTTACAAGTTCCAGATCATGTATCAAGAAAATATTCAAAGAAAATTGATACTTGATGGATATTGCATCCCTCAAGACATTCCTTCCTATCGCTATCCTGGCACTCACAGGATTAATTGCGCTCGTCAAAGTTAAGGCGAGAGCGGATCAAACATATCAAGATATGGTTGGTGCAAGAAAGGATTTGGATAGACTTGAAAAAGAGGCAGCAGATTGGTCACGGACTACTGTAAAACTTGTGGCTCAGTTAGATCAGGCTGAAAAAAATATCACTAAACTGTGGTCTGCAAACGAGAGTGTTTTATCGCGAGAAGACAAGGCTCGTGATCGGTTGGACGACAGGTTCACATCGCTGCGTGATCGCTTCGGTAATGGCGATACCAAGTGAGCGGATTGCATTATGCAAAGTGTTCTGAAATTCCTGCAAGAATGTGGCCTTGCAAGTTCTTCAAGCCACATGAAATTGCCTGCAAAGGGACCGGCTCCATCCTCATTCACGCCGAGGCTCTGATGGCGCTCGATCAGTTAAGGATGAATCTTGGTGTGCCTATTTTTCTATCATCCTCGTATCGCTCCCCTTACCATAATTCATGTGTGGGTGGCGCGCCAAAATCGAGTCATTTAGAGGGCCATGCGCACGATGTCCAATTGAGAGGTATGGATAAATCCAAGTTGCGGGACGAGGCAGAGCGCGTTGGTTTCACTGGATTTGGAATGAGATACCGGACATTCATGCACATCGATATGGGCAGGCGAAGGGAGTGGTAGATGCTTGATTTTATTATGACGGCACTAACAGGTGGTGCTACAGGCATACTTGGATCGGTTTTGGGAAAAGTATTTGGGTTCATTGATGGTTGGCAAGAAGAGAAAAAAGCCAAAAATGAACATGCCAGAACTATGGAGATGACAAGACTCCAGAATGAATTACGTTCTCAAGAGCTTGAAAGTGAATTGGGTATTGTTGAAGCCCAGGCGGCAGGGGCTGCGAAGACAGCAAGTTATCAGCACGATATATCCGCTGGAGTAAGTTATCCATGGGTTGCAGCGATATTACGACTGGTTCGCCCGCTTTTGACATTCGCTCTGATAGGTCTGATGCTTTTCATTTACATTCGCATAAGTGATCTTGCGCAGCAGGAAGCTATAATTCAAAGCGTTATTTATATGTCGTCAACGGCAGTGCTTTGGTGGTTTGGTGATAGGGCTATGCGACCAAAGAATTAGTTTGAATTTTCCTTGATAAATTTATCTTGAGCTAATTCAAGGCAATTTATCGCAGATTCTATGTTCGTATAGATATTTTTTGTTTCTTCGGAAGCAAACAATGAAACTCTAGGTCTGATTGTTGGGTCTGGATATGAAACATTGGCGCTGCCATTACATTTCTTTAAATGCTTTATGGCATTTGAAATCTCTTGTCTGACGTCAGGTAATTTTTGCCTGTCTTTTGGATGAATGTCGATTTCATAATCCAATGCCTCAAGTACAGCATCCACTCTGACCAAGTGCATGTTTCGCTTCCCGCTTTCATAATTAGCTAATGTAGCGGGTGTGGTATCTGCCATGCTTGCAAGCGTTAGCTGACTCAATCCACGCTCTTCTCTCATGCGTCGGATTTCTTTGGCAACCCAATGGGGCTTATATGGTAATTGCTTTGTTGTCATATTAATTTATTGCCTTTATAGTTATGTCACCTCCCCTCCCGTTGGTGAGCGCTCCGTTATTCAAATTGGCTATTCCCTGGTAGTTTCAGAATAGCGGAGTCGCTTTTTCAGTTGAAAAGTTATTTCGTCATCTGACATTTCATCTATGATACGCGACATTTCTTTTGCCCTTTCCAACGGTGAAGAACCGTCGAAACTAGGGAAAAGGTTCTTTATTTCGTGAACCTTGAGCGTGACGCGGGAACGCGCTAATCCCGCTTTTTCTGCCAGCAACCGCGTTAAAATTTCGACCTCGATCCTTAAATCCCGCAAGTAAGTATCAACTGGCGTAGGCTCATTGAAAAATATGCACGGCCCACGCTCAATCTCTATTTCTTTATCAACGATTTGAGCCGCCTTATTGTACCTTTCAAGACTGGCATCATCATTCTCTTCTTCGGTAAATTGCATCGTCATATCCTCTCCTCTAAAAACTAGATATAGGAATACAGGCCCACCAATCAAATTGGTTTATGAGGGCTTGTGTTTGACATTCCAGCTCACTCTTGAATCCTGTCCACCAAAAATCTTTTTCATCAAGAACCGCTATCAGCAAGAATGGCGTGGTCGAGGTATTTGGTTCCATATTCTGAATATTGCCCTGGTCTATTCAATATGTCTGTAATTTGATTAAATGCATATAATGATTCCCCATCTCTTTTTTCTGGATATGGAGAATACATTTTTTCACACATTTCCTTGTAATGCGCACTAACTGAGCTTTGGTCAATTCTAATAAGCGCTCTTATTTGCGCATTGGTTTTTTTGGTTCTGGTTTTGGCAAGATAACAATACATTTTCTTTGCTAGCATGGGGTTAGTTGTTCTTTTACGCTTTATAATATCATCTATGCTGGTTTCATAAAAATAAGCGCATGCTTGCAATATGCCTCGTAAGGGAGCTTTGTATCCCCTTACTGGATTTTTCCATCCAGCGCGGTCTGCCATATATACATGAGGGTCTTTTCCCTCAAGGATAAGCGGTAAATCACGTTTGAACCCGTCTATACATGCCTGAATATGTTCAGGATATATGGTGTCTGAAAATTTTCCCATAATTAACTCCCCATTAAGCTCGTTGAAGAAGGACGTAGCAAAGAGCCGCCCCAGGTGAAATCATAGAATCCTTTGTTTCTTCAATTGGTGTTGAGGTTATGTTTTCACTCGAAAAAAGCGAGGCTTTGAAGGCGTGTGATGCATAGGTATTTACCCACCAATAGTATTTTTTTGAATCCACAAGTTCTCTAGCATGTGAAAAATTTTGTATTGGATTTGGAGCTTCAAGAAATATAATCTCTTGAGGATTCCTCCAATATATTTGTCCATTACCATGGCTTATGCTTACATCCCATTTGAAATTGAGAAGCGTTGCAGCGCCATAATAATCAAATGCCTCTTGAGTCGAAGCCTTACTTAGCATTGATATATGGCGAGCTAATGCAAGAGGATCAGATGCTGTCTCTCTCAAACTTGATAGAAATGCTTCTTTTGCGATGTCTTCATATTCCTCAAGGTCAATCATTTTGATTCCTCGATCTATGTCCGGCCTTAACGACTTCATCAAACTGCCGTTTCCACTGCTTGAACATTCTTCCTTTTATGTACCAAGCCATAAAGGCTATGCATAAACCGATTCCGACACCGAGAAATACCAAGAAGCCAAAATTTATTGCGAAGCTCATGTGAGCTACCCCCCCTGTTTGATGTAGATTAAAATGGAATGTCGTCGCTCAGATCGTCAGTTCCCTTGGTTTCCGTTGTTTGATGGTTGTCGGTTTCATTCCTTTTGGGTCCATCGAGCATTGTCATAACTCCACCGAATTTAGGAACGACAACTTCAGTAACATATTTAGTTTCACCATCCTTTTCATATGTTCTGTGTTGTAATTTTCCTTCAATGTAAACAAGAGACCCCTTGTGCAGATAGTTGTTGGCAATTTCTGCAAGTTTTTCAAACATTACAACTTTATGCCATTCTGTTTTCTCTTGGGCTTCTCCGTTTTTCTTCCATTTTTCAGTAGTAGCTATACTGATATTGGCCACGGAATCACCTTTTTGGGTTTGTCTCATTTCAACGTCACGGCCAAGACGTCCGATTAGGCATACTTTATTAAGACTGCTCATGATTTTCCTCACTGATTTTAGAATCCTTCTCAAGAATGTAATCCTGTAATTCTTGAGCGTCTTCAGGGTTTTGTGATTTTATGGTTTTGAATTGATCTCTTATTTCTGTCTTCCAACTATCGAATGATTTTCTATCCCATTCTGTTTCATTACAGGTTTTTATCATTTCAGCGCACCAGCGTTTATTTGTGTCATTCATTTTAATTTTTTTAGCTGGTTTTGGCACATTAACCACTTGGCGTTGCTCTTTGTCATATAGAGCTAATCCAAATGGATTGCCGAATGTCATCAAAGCGCGTTTCATTGCGTCTGTTTCTGCTTCCTTTGTTGCAGATTCATGGTTGTCACCGGCATTCTTGAATTTGCCGTGACCGGCTCCGGTTCCTTCACGAACTATTTGTTTGAATCCGTTTGCTTCTTCAGTTTGGACGGTAATCCGTACTTTTGCGATATAGGTGCATTTTCCGTTATCGGATGATACGCAATCCATTGAAACTGTTTCTCTCATCCAATTTCCAAATCCGAATATCCGGTTGGCTTCGTTTATTGCATGCCATCCTTCTATATAGGAAACATTTGAGCCGCCTTGATTGCGTTGTCTTACAAACTCTCTATTTAGAGGCTCTACAAGGCAATCTATTTGGTGTGAATTGAGTACACCTGTCATTTTTCTTCTCCTTCAATTTCTTCATTTTTCCGACCAATACGGAGGTCATCGACATCACAAATTCCAGAAAATTGCGTAATAAGCCCTTGTTTTTCTTTGTATTTTTTGGTTGCATCTTCATTGATTGTTATATCGAATTTCAGTTGCTCCTTACTCATCAGTTCAATTGTAAATAACTGATTGTCGTTTAACTCGGCAAACAGTTTTTCCAAAGCCTGAAGTTTGGAATTTGCAAAAATTTCTGTCTGTGTAGCTTTGACAAAAATTGATACATCGTAAAACATCCATTGGCTTTGTAATTTTTCTCTTAGTGACATTTTGAACCTCCTGAAAATGATGGTAGCGGCGGTGTAGTCTTTCGGTACGTTAACCATACCAGCAGATATGGTCGGGAGGGGCCGAGGCAAGACTACTTGGGTAAGGATAATCAACGAGGGAGTAAGTCTCGTGATGCCGCAGGCGGCCACCGCAGAATACCCTCTTGAAGGTAAGCTCCCCTGAACGATTTATGCCGCTATGGATAAGTCAGTCCAAGCGGTCTTTGGTAATTCAATAATGGTTCCTCCTAAGTCTTCCAGTTGGCTTGCTCTATCGTAAGAGGCAATGTCCTGAGATGTTCTGGTAATGGCACTAGACATGCCAAATGCTGAAAGATCGCCTCCTTGAATAAGATGCTGTAATACGGATTCCCCTTCTTCTTTTGAAATCCATCCGCGTTTTTCTACAAGTTCCACAGCTTTCATTGGATTGCCGATCTTGATTTCTTGTGCAGTGCGGAACTTATTGAGGGATTTATCGAACTGTACTTGATCCAGAGATGCAATTAGAACATCTCTTAATTTTAGCATAAGAGCCGTATCATCAGCCTTGAGAGTATCATCGGCAAGGATTTCATGGATGTGGTTTTCATTTGATGCTTTGCCAATATGATATTTTGAAAGTCCCTTATCTGTAGTACATCCATTTTTGCACCATAGGAAATAGGCAAGCGGTTTTACCGATACGCTGCTAAGTCCAATTTCTGAATTGGTAATTGTTACACCGGCCTGAACTTCTTGTCCCACGACGACTTCACCCTTAATTTTAGGGGTGACTGCTTTGATATAAAGTTTTGAGTCTGTTACGTCGCAGGAAATGATTTCAAGATCAGGGTGTTCAGAGATAATCGGCAGGACATATTCAGCTATCTGCATATTATCGATAATTCTATATCGATCTGAAAGATATGCACGGACACCATGCTCATTAAGGCGAACAAGTCTGACGGATGGTTCTTTTTCGAACCAGTGATTAATATTTTCCGCTAATAATTGAGGAGCCTTATCCATCATTTTATCAACGTATTTGGCTGGAATGTTTTGATTCGATCCTATTTGCCTTAGGGCATGTTTAGTTAGAACTGGATTTTCTGTGGACCTGTCATAGATGCGATCATCATCGCCATAATCTTTGTCCTTGGGGCCAAGCCCAAGCAATCGAATGCTGTCCCCGTCTGCTATTGTATGCAATTGACGCGTAGGCGCTCGAAAGTCTTTATAGTATTTAGCCTGACGCTCCAATTCTTGCGCAACTTCGTTGATCGATTTTCCCTGTTTCACGTGAAACACTCCTCTAAGTGGTTGATTTACATTCAAAAAATGGCTTATGTCTTGTCATTCATTTATCAATTTGAATGGCACAAAACCGCTAAAGGTTTTGACCAATCTATGT